CCAGCCCGTCACGGCAACGCAGACCGGCCCGAGCTTCGATGAGCAAATGCGGCAGATGGTGGTAGGCGTGATATTGCGTGACCAGGCAACGAACGGGCCGATAACCCAGAATTTTAGGCGGAGGTGAGGCGGATGTATGAGGATTGGCATGTTAGGGATCGTAAGCGGATACGTGTCCCCCCGCCGTCCCCTGACCCCTTCCCCGATATCGAGCTCCCGCCCGAAAGTTTTTCTAAGGCATTTGATCGGGGGGCCCCCGGCATCATCGGGAGGCTATTGAGGTGGTATCATGGACTGGCCTAACGTACAGCTTCCGAGCGGACTGGATGAAACAACGGAAGACCCAGCGATCAGTACGGAGTTCGGGACCGGCATAGTACAGACGCGGGCGAGATATACGCGGATGCGCCGGACGTGGGACCTTACCTGGGCGAATATGCGGGGCGCGGATTACCGCGCCCTTCGTGCGTTTTATTCCTCCGTATATGGCGGCTCCCTTCCCTTTAATTGGACGCATTGGAAAGAGGAACAGACATATAGCGTAAGGTTCAAGGGGGAACTCAAGGCGCGTCATACGGTCATGGATTGTTGGAGCGTATCTTGCACATTAGAACAGGTGTAAAAGCGGTGATAGACTAATGTTAACCCTTTCCAATGTTGCTATTCTCGAAAAGAATAAACTCGCGTCAGACGGGGCCTGGATAATCTTAGCGGAAATAAACGTAGCGCCGGGGCTTATCTTGCGCTTATGCCGTAATACGGAGGATATTATCTGGAATGGCGAGACCTGGACGGCGTTTCCATTCGAGCTTGAGGCCCCAAGGCAGAGCGCCAGCGGCGAGATACCAAATTTTACAATAAAGGTATCAAACGTAACAAGGACGGTCGAGGGCTATATCGAAGAGGCCGGCGGCGGCGTTGGCGCTGTAGTGCGTTTGATGGTCGTAATGTCGAATCATTTAAACCTAACAGCGCCGGAGCTCGATGAGGAGTTCTCGGTACAGTCCACGTCATATGATGAGCAGTGGGTTACATTTACGCTGACCGGGGCGGTGAATCTTTTCAGGCGAGTTCCCCTGCGCCGTTTCCTGAAAAACTTCTGCCCGTTTCAATATAAGGGGCCGGAATGTCGGGCGGGCTCGCCGCTGACCGACTGCGACAAAAGTCTTTCCGCGTGCAAGAAACGGAACAATCAGCAGCGATTCGGCGGGGAACCAGCGATCCCGCAGGGGGGCCTTTATGCAACCCGTAATTGACGTGACTGATCTGATTGGGAAGCCGTTCCAGGACGGCGGGCGGGGGCCCGACGCCTATGACTGTCTCGGGCTTGTCCGAGAGGTCTACAGGCGCTACGGCGTAGAGTTCCCAAATTATACGGGGTGCTGTTATGACTTCGTGAAATTCCATGAGGGGTTTCTCGATGAGCGCCCGCGCTGGACGCGGCATGAGCCGCCGGATATCCCGGTCCCCGCCGTGGTTGCCATTCGTTTCAACGCCCCGATGGTAAATCACATCGGGGTCTACATCGGGGATGGAAAATTTTTGCACACGCGCGAGAAAACAGGGGTGGTGATTGAGCTTATCCGCTCCCCAGCGTGGAGACGCAGAATAGAGGGGTTTTATACATGTCCGTCACTCTCGCAATTCTAAAAAATCCATTCGATATCCGGGACCGGGACATTCTCCGTGTCGATATGGACGCCGCTCAGCCCTTCCAGGCGTTCCTGGAAAACCATGTACGCATCGGGGAGGAGATGGAATACCACGCCTCCATAAATGGGCGGGTGTATTCCCCGGAGGAGATACCGGCGCAGATTGTTACCCCTGGTGATTATGTCGCCGTGTGTCCCGTCCTGAAGGGCGGCGGAGGTGACGCCGGGCGAAGCAAAAACCCGCTGGCGATTCTGGCCGGTATCGCGCTGGCTATTTTTTCCTTTGGGGTCGTGGCACCCGCTGTCGGCGGGCTTTTCGGCGGGTCGGCGCTGGCCGCTAAACTGGCGGGCGGCCTCACGCTCATGGTCGGCGGTCAGCTAATCTCGAATGCGTTCAGTCCCAAGGTAAAAGAGGCGGAGGACACGACTTCGCACCAATGGTCCGCCCTCCAACCCATAAACCAGCAGGGCGCGATGATCCCCATCACATATGGGACCGTTCGAACGGCGGGCCAGATAATAAACCAGTATATCCGGGTCGAAGGCGATATCCAGTATATGGACATGCTGCTTTGCGGCGGCGAGGGCCCGATAGACGAATTTTCCGACGTGCGGATAAACGACAACCCGGCGGACAACTACTCCAATGTAACGGTAGATTTCCGGAGCGGCCTAAACACCCAGACGCCGATTGCCGGATTTGAGAACATTTACGATACACAGTATGTCGGCGTGACGCTGAACGTTGCGGCGGACGCGGAAGGGAAATACCAAAAGGACGCGCCCGGCGAGTGGATGGTGTTTGAGCTCGAAGGGGATACCGTGGACTATCTTGAGGTTTCCATGGATTTTCCGGAGGGGCTCTGCAACTACGGCGGCGGCATCGAGGACACCTGGGTGAAGCCGGAATTCGAATACTCGATGCAAACCGGCGCGGGGAGCTGGTCTAGCTGGGTGCCGTGGTTTTCATATGAAATCGCGGCGGCGACAACGAAGCCGATAACCCGCGTAAACAGAACGGAGAAGCTCCCCTCCGGGCGGTATCGTGTGCGCGGCCGCATGAACAGCGTGAAATCCACGGACGCCGCGCATGTCCGCAATAAGATGATGTGGACCTCCCTAACCGCGATAGTCGAATCCCCCATGATCCACCCGCGCAAGGCCCTTGTCGGGATAAGTATGCAGGCGACGGACCAGCTTAACGGCGGCTCCCCCACCGTGACCTGGAAACAGACGCGGGCAAATGTCCTCGTGTATATGAACGGCCAGTGGGTGCAGAAGGACGCGCAAAACCCGGCCTGGATAATCTACGATCTCTGCGTGCAGGCGCGAAACCTGGATGGGACTGTGTATGTTTTCGGCGAGCAGCCGGAACGTATGGACCTGACCGCCTTCGCGGCTTGGGCGGCGTGGAACGATCAAAAGCTGGGAAATCGCGGCCCGATAAAGATGAATCTGCTTGTGGACGAAGGTAAGGACCTGTGGCAGTGGGTGAACGATATCGCCTCCAGCGCGCGCGGCGCGGTGGTGATGCGCGGGACGCGGATTTCCTGTATATGGGACCAGCCTGCTGACCCTGTGCAGCTCTTTACCATGGGAAATATCGTTGCCAACTCTTTCAGCGGCGAGTTTCTCCCTGTGGACGCACGCGCGAACGCGGTTGAAATCTCGTTTCTGAACGAGGCGAAAAATTATGAGCGTGAGCAAATAACGGTATACGCCCATGACTTCGACGATTCGGACACGCGGGCGAATCCGGTATCCGTGGAGCTTACGGGCATAACGAATTTTGATTCCGCATGGCAAGAGGGTTTATACAGGTTAAATCAAAACCGCTACATCCTGCGGACTATAACTTTTCGTGCGGATGTAGACGCGATAGCCTGTCAGGTCGGGGATGTGATTCTGGTCCAACACGATGTGCCGCGATGGGGACAGGGCGGGCGCATCCTGTCCGTGAGCGGAAACAGCGTGAAGGTAGACCACATCCTGAATCTTAGCGCTGGAGTATCGTATAACATAATGATACGGCGGCAGTCGGATGACACGATACTGCAACGCACGGCCACGGGCAGCGGGGCGACGGACACCATCACCATATCGAACGCAACCGGGCTGGCCCCGTATGATGTTTTCGCTATTGGTGAAATGCAGGCGGTAGCGAAGCCGTTTAGGGTGCAGGAAATCAGCCGCAGCGGGGATATGGAGGTGACGCTAACCTGCACGGAGTATATCGCGGCGCTGTATACGGAGGACGGCGTCCCCCCCATAATCGATTACAGCCTGCCCACCAACCGTATTGCTGGGCTGGCGCTGAACGCCAGCGGGTACTATTCTTCCACGGGGCAATGGATACCGGAGCTTTGGGCGAATTGGAGCTACCGGGGCGAAAAGCCCGCATCTTACCAGGTTGAATGGAAATATGACCAGGGCGTATGGGAACAGCACAGAGACACAACCGAGACAACGGCCCAATGCCCGCTGCGGGACACGGCGGCGCTGTATTCTGTCCGTGTCAGGGCGCTGTATTCTTCCGCGCCCCCTTCGGATTGGGCCTATGCGACTTCCGAAGGGGTCGTGCTTGGGAATGGGATACCGCCGGACCCGCCGCGAAACCTCACGGCGCGGGGGATGTTTGGTTTCGCCCTTCTGGAATGGGAAAACCCGACGAACGCGGACCTCTCCCATATCGAGGTTTGGGAGAATGACAAGGATGAGCTCATGTCCGCCACGATGGTCGGGCAGACGCGGGCGGACAACTTCACCCGCATGATTCCGGCAGGCGGCGCGCGGTGGTATTGGGTCCGCGCCGTAAACTACACGGGGCAAAAATCGGAATACAATAGCGAGGCGGGGACGCCGTGTATAGTAGATCCGGAAAGCGCGGAGGCCTGGATAACGGACTATCTCGAAAAAAACCCATGGATACAGGATGTGCTAAATGAGTTAAACGAACGCATTGAGCCCATTGAGATAGACCTTGAGGCCATAAAAAATGAGGCCCTAGTAGACCTTGAGGGGCGCATAAAGGATAATGAGGATAGGATACTCCAAAATATCGAGCCCGCCCTTGACCTTGTTTCCGCCGGTGTATTGCGCCTGGCAGACCAGGCCGATTATGTCGGGGATGTATTTAGATGGGCCGGTATGGATATCTATCCCGATGAAGGGCGCGTCGTGATCCGGGCCTTGGAGGATCTCAAGACGGACACAGGCTATCAATTTAGCGAAGTAAAGCAGACATTGGACGCACAAGAGGCCAACATAAACTTAAAGGCCAGCCGTGTTTATGTTGATGAGCTTGCGGCCTCCTTGATCTCCGGGATAACGGTGGCGCAGGAATGGGACTTCAAGGGGGACCTGCACGGATGGACCGGGCAAAATGCAGAGCTTACGGCAGAGCCGCAGGGGATCAAATACGTCATAACGGATGCATCGCCCTCGATGACGTCCCCATCTATATCTATCGATGGTAACATAAATAACATCATCGGGCTCCAATTCCAGCAGACGTTAGGCGATCCAAACGCAGATGTCCGAATACAATACAGCACGGCGGCGCATGGATTCAGCGATGAATATATGAAGCGCGTTGACGTCCTGGGCAGTATAGTCATAATGCGTTCGGTACAAGTCAACATGCACAGCCTAACGGCGGGCGGGGATGACTGGAAAAACTCGACTATAACCGGATTGAGGCTCCTTATCGGGGATACGGTCGCAGATGAATATTTTATCTCCATCGTAAATATAGGGCAATCCAGCATCGAGGAGCTCATGTTGCAAGGGCTCGAAATGCGTATAACACAAGCCGAGGCGGATATTGACGGAGCTAACGCGGCGATAGCGCTTAAGGCCGATGAGACAAGGGTCCGAGGGTTACAGCAGGAGCTAAATTCGGCGCAGGTCCAGATCGACGCGATAAATAGCATCGTGGCCCTCAAGGCTGATAGGGTAGCGCTCGATGGTGTAGAGGCAAGACTTCGCACGGCGGAGATAGAGATCGATGCGCTTGACGGTGGGATAATTCAACAGGTCCTGGATTATCAGCTTTTGCAAGACCAAATAAACGACCTATCTGACGCATCATTACAAAACTCTGTAAATGAGCATGAGGGACAGGAAGAAAGGCGCAAAAAACTAGCAAAGGCAACGCAGGAGCTAAATGCGCGTATAGACGAAAACGGAAGGGCGATATCTGAATACAGGCTAGAGCTGCTTTCCGTGATAGATGAAAATAAGGCATATTATGATCAACAGATAACAGCTATTGCGGATGATCTAAGCGCGGAAGTAGGGAAGCGTGAGATATTAGCCGCTCAGGTCGCGGGAAATCAGGCTGCGATACAAAATGAAACAAACGCAAGAGTGAGCGCAGACCAAGCTGAAGCGACAGCAAGACAACAACTAGATGCGCGCGTGGGATCTAATAGCGCCAGTATCCAGACACAACAGCAGGCGATAGCCCGCCTTGATGGATACGCGGCGGCAAAGTATGCGGTCAAGCTCGATGTAAACGGATATGTTAGCGGCGTGGAGCTTTTTAACGGCGGCGATCAAAAGTCGACGTTCGCTATCAGTGCCGATTCTTTCGTCGTTGCAAAACCTGGATACACAAGCCCTAGGCAGATGTTGGTATACGATTCGGCAACAGGGCAGCTTGTGCTAAATTCGCTCATGGTCAATAGTGCCTCGATAGTGGATGCCAGCGTTAACTCACTGAAGATCGCGGGGCGCTCTGTCACCATCCCCATCAGTCTGGATGCAATTAGTTATCAGATGTGGGGGCTATATCACAAGGATATAATCGGGACCTATTATCCTGCATATAAGCAGGGGACGACAGCGCCGATAAGCCTCTCCGTTACGGATTGCGAGGTAGAGAAGCCTATATACATTATGTGCTCGTGCGGGATAACGGCGGAGATGTGTACTATCGGGATAGATATCAGTATCTCCGGGGCCGCCTCTGGCGGATACACCGAAAGGGACGCGCATACAGCGCTTGCAAATCAGCGTATCAGCGGCTCTTTT